ACCGCACCGCCGCCCCCGCCACCGCCCGAGCCGCCGCCGCCGCCGACCTTGCCCCAGACGTTCTCGGCGACGGTGCCGTCCTCGAGCATCACCCGCAGGAAGGAGGCATCGCCCTTCTTGGCACCGAGATACATGTTCATGTCCTCGGCAGCGTGCGCGAGGACAGTGTTTGTTTGATCGAACTGCGTCGGCCGCTCGAGTCGCTCAGCTCGAGATGCTGCTCGAGCTGCCGCTGCCGTCGACGGGTTGTTTGACGTCTGGTCGCCGAAGCTCGAGCCGGTCCGCAAGTAGACGTTCTTGCCGCTCGCGGTCGCGCCGTCCTGCGTCAGATGGAAAAAGAAATCTGATTTCTGCCCGCCCTGATAGACCGATTGCTGGCCGGTCGCCTGGCTCTGACCGCCTTGCCCGCCTTGTCCTCCGCTCTGGCCGCCGCCGCTCTGGCCGCTGTCGTGGCCCTTGGCGACGAGCTGCATGCGCGCGGTCTTGTCCTGCGGCGCCGACCAGAAGCCGCCGTCGCCGGTCATGTGAAATTGTTGCTTGTCGTCCTTGGTGCGGAACATCGCCGTGTCCCCCTTCTCGAGATTCTTGAGGCGATGTCGCCGATCATCCATCACGCCGCAGACCGCAAACGATCTGTTGCCGCCCGGAAACTGCATGAAGCCTTCAGCGCTGCCGCTGATCTGTCCTCCTTGTCCTTGGTCAGCGTCCATCACGACGCTGGTGAAACCATAATTCTGCGGCGACTCGATCTTCGTCCGCTGCTCGGCCTTCATGACGTTCCCGCCCATCTCCTGCATGAGCTTGGAGTCGTCGGCCTGATGAATAGTCGTTCTTGCCCCGCCGGCGCAGTAGCCGCGGAATGCCGTATTTCTCGGTGTCGCGCGATGCATCTATGCCCCGCCGCCTGGCGGCGGTCTGGCGCCCGGCAGCATGTCAGGCGGCACACCAAAAGGCTGCTGCGGTTGCGCCGGCGATCCTACATGCTGACCAGGCGTCTGCGGCGCGCCTACTCTGCTCACGTTCCACTCGCCTTGATCCTTCAGCAGCCACGGCGGTACCAGATCGAGCGTCGTCAGCGTGCCGCTGGCGCGATCCTGGGTGAAGGTGAGCATCTGAACCTTCATCACCATATCAAGCATGGCCATCGGCGATTTCACATAGACGTCCTGACCAGGTCGCCACAGACCGCCCGACGGACGCATCCAGCCTTGCACGACAACAGTCGCCTGGATTTCCGTCCCTTCGTGCCAGACCGCCTCGTGCTGCGCGCGCGTCTGCAGCTCGCCGATGCCCCAGACCGGCTGCTCGGCCGGCGTCAGCAGCGGGCTGTAGTGCACCGCAGTGCCCGGCACCGATGCCTCTTGCTCGCTCGCCGACGGTCCGAATTGCGGATCGCTCGCCGCCGTCTGCCCGCGAATTCGATACTCGCTGAAAATATCGCCGACGTGAATGATCGCATTCATGCGCTTGATGTTCTGGCCCTCGATCAAGCTGTCCGTCGGCGTGTACCAATGATCACCAATCAACAAGAAATTGCCCTCGTGATCGCTGCCTAAGACGATGCCGCGCACGCGCGCGATGCGCTCGAGGAAATCCCAGACGGTCTCGCCGACCTCGCTCGAGAGGCGCTCGAATGGCGTCGGATCGAGCTTGCCGATGATCTTGATGCCGACGCCCGTCGGCCCGATCACCTCGTCGGCGACATCCTCAAAGCTCATGCCGTCGAAATTGCCGGTCGGATGCAGGATCGAAGCACGCGCAGCAAACCAGGTGAGGCCGACGCCCTCGAGCTGCACCTGGTGGTTCTCGGCGTCGTAGCTGGTCTGCCGGGTCGTGATGAAGCCGGCGATGGCGAGCAGGCCGCCGAGGTAGATCGAGCATTCGTCGCGCGGCTTGAATTGCAGCGTCTGCCAATCCGCCGGCGGCACCTCGACGATATCGGCAGTCGTAAACTTGAAAAGCGGGAAAGCCTCGGCCCAGCGCTGCTGTATCCAGACCGACTCCCAGTTATTGAATTGTCGATCGTTGACGACAACGGTCGCCACTTCCTCGGGGTTCGGCATTTCTCAAGCTGACAAAGCGACGCCGGTCGGCAGCTCGAACGCAGGATGCACAACCTTGTTCTCCGCACGCAGCTCGTCGGCGCGGCTGGCATCGGAATAAAGGCGCATCGCGGTGAGCAGCGTAGGCATCGGTTGATTGAAGGCGAATTGCACCAGGCGCGGCAGCGGTCGCGCGGTCGCAACCAGGTGCTGGATCACTGCGGCATGCAGTTCGGTCACGGCGCGGTAGCTCATCTGATCCATGGCGTCGGCCAGCGCTTCCTCGACCGCAGCGAAAACGGCGTTCATCTCGTCCTTGAGCGCATCGACATCCTCGCGGCTCACGAAGGTCATGTCGGCAATGACGCTGCACTCGGCCGCCAGGCAGGTCTCGATGATCGAGGCCTGGATCATCGCGCCGCCGACCGTGATCGGCGTCTCGGTCAGGGTTTCATCGCGGACCGAGGCGAGCTGTGCTTGCGTGGCGCCGCATCGCCGGGCGAGGTCAAAACAATTCTGCAATGGCGGCCCGGCGAGATCGGCGCCGATCAGGACCTGCGCGGCAGCGATGAGCGCCCCGCACGCGGTTCGGAATTGGGCGCCGATGCTGCCGCTATTCGGCACCGCAGCCAGCAGCGCTTTGATGCTGTGCTGCATGATCGGCGTCGCCTCGAGCGTGTCGCGCTTTTGCATCAGCGACTCGGCGGCGGCAAGCCGGGGGCGATGACGGTCGCCGGCGGCATTGCCGCGGTGGCGCGCAGCGCGGCCTCGATGCCGTCCATCACGGTCAGGACGCGCGCCTGCAGGTCCAGCGAGGCGGCTTTCAGATCATTGTAAGTGTTCGCTGCAGCGATCGGCGCCTGGCCCCACTCGGCGAAGGTCATGTCGAAGACGCAATAACCGCCGGCGCGCTCCTCCTCGGTCCAGCGATAGCCCGAGCAGACGACGGTGAACGGGTCCAAGGTCGGCAATTGCAGCACGCCGGTGCCCTCGGTCTCGAGCTGCAGGATCAGCGCGTCGCGAGCGATGGTGTAATCTTTTTTGTAAAGGTCGATCGAAGTGTCGATCGGATAGGTCAGAATGTAGCCGCGCACGGAAAACTGAAACGCCTTGCGGCCCATGTCCTCGCTGTAGGGCAGCTCGCGCTTGGGGAACTCATGCGTGACGATGCGCCGGCCGCTTTCCTTGCTGCCCGCCTCGACGTGAAACATCGCGCCGCGGAACGATGCCGGCAGCCACTTGTCGCGGAACGCCAGATGCGTGTCGCGGATGGTCGTCATTCTTCATACGGCACGCTCGAGGCCGCCTTCTCCATTTGCATCTGGCGATTGATCTTCGTCGATTTGAACATGCCGCGGCCGGCAGCTTTGACGAAGGTTCCTCTCGGCGCATTGACATTGACGTCGATCGTTCCCGAGCCCTCGACCTTGTGCGTCATTGCCTCGAGCTGCTGCCGCTTGCGCCAGTCCGCGGCCTTCGGGCTGATATCGCCGTAATAGTCGCCGTGCTTCTCGCGCCAGGCACTATGAATTTCCCTGAGCATGCCCTGGTCGGTCGCGCCGTGCACGATGTTGCTGCCGGCGAGCGCGCGGCGAATTGCTTCCTGGCTTCCCGCCAGCTTGGCGCCGCTGATGTTGCCCGTCACCTCGCCGCGATTGACCGGGCCGAAGAAGCCGCTGTGTATGTCCTTTAGCAGCGAATGATGCTCAAAGATCGAGCGGTTCATCGCCGCTTCGGCGACGGCTTGTTTCTCTTCGACGGTGCCGCCCTCGTGCGCGATGACATCAGCAAACAATTTCGCCGTCGCCGGGTCCTTCAGCTCGGCGCCGAAGCCGGCGCGCTGCCGGGCGAGATATTCGGATGGACTGCCGGCGGGCGTTTCACCAGCTCCGGCGCCGGTGCCGGGCCCGACCTGGCTGCCGTTCGGCAGGCCGGCGGCTTGTTTGCCGGCGGCGCGGATGTCGATGTCTGTAAGTGATCGCCGGCGCACGCCGTACTGATCGGCGAACATCGCCGTGTTGCCTTTGGGATCATAGGTGCCCGGGACAATGGTCATCACGTGACCACCGATCTCGCCAGGCTTCAGCAGCTGGCCTTGGCGGCCGGCATATCGGCCGTGCCAGTAGGTGCCGACCAGGCTGCCGAAATGCTCGCCGGGCGCATTGATCTCGGAAGCCGGCGCCGAGACGCCCCAGTTGTGCCAGTTGGTTGCGACCGCGCCACCAGCCGGCGGCTTGAAGCCGGCGGATTTCACA